TAGATGAAATGTGTGATTGGTATCAAGCAGAATTTACTATGGAAGAAGCAACAGAAGATACACCAGAAGTAGTAGAAAAAATATCTATAGCATTACCAGATGGTAAATCTGTAGGTGATACAATGTCAGTTACACATGAGGGTGTTACCTATGACAATGCTGTTATAAGAAAAGAAGATGATGATAAACATACCAAGTGTAAAATATCAGATACAGCAGATAGTACACGAGTTTATGGAGTGTATTCATCTTGGGATAATGATGACGATGCAGTTAATGATATGTATGTGACTGCTGTTGGTACTCATGTAGTAAGAATAAACAAAGATGTAACAGTACAGGCAGGTGACTTGCTTTCATCTAATGGTGATGGCACTGCAAAAGTACAAGATGATGATATCATACGAAGCAAGACTATAGGTAAAGTATTAACAAACATTAAGCAAGAGACATATAGTGATGGAAGCTATACTGTTCCTTGTGCATTGTATTGTGGGTAGGAGTAACGAATGGCATTAACAAAAGTAATAGGAGCAGGTGTAGAAGGTTTAACTAATTCAGCAGATGCTAATGCTATAACTATATCAAGTGGCGAAGTTGTAACATTTGCACAATCACCTATTGGCACAGGTATGGATAGGTTATTAACAAACACAACTACTAGTGCTGCATCAAGTGTAGATTTTAGCAATACTTATTTTAGTAGCACTTATGATACATACTTAGTAATATTTAGACTAACACCATCAACTGATAATGTTGATTTATGGGTTAGATTTGCAACAGATGGTTCTACATTTCAAACTGGAAGTATATATGGTTCTGCACAATACTTATTTGATAGTGATAATGGAGCAAACAGTTTTAACGCAGGAAGTCGTTGGCAATTAACAGCTACAACTATAGGAAATGATACTGGAGAAAATATAACTGGTTATCTTTATCTAGTAGCAGCAAATAATACAGCATATTCATCTGCTGTTCATGGTATTGTATCTCATATGGACACAACTGGAAACCATAGGGGGAGTTCATTTGCAGGTTCTCAAATTGTTTCAGCTAGAGATGGTGTTGTGAATGGATTACAATTTTTATTTAGTTCAGGAAACGTAGAAAACAGTGAGATTACTATTTATGGATTGGATAAAAACTAATGGCAAATAGAAAAAAATATGTAGATGGTGTTCTTGTTGAGCTTACAAATGAAGAACAAGCATTTAGAGATGCAGAAGAAAAAGCATGGGCAGATGGTGAAGCTGACAGAAACATGGCAGAGTTACGCAGACAAAGAAATGAACTGTTAGTGCAAACAGATTACATGGCTTTATCAGATGTAACAATGACAGATGCTTGGAAAACTTATCGTCAAGAGTTAAGAGATATAACAAAACAAACACCAACTGACATAAGACTTAGTAATATTAAGTTTCCAACGAAACCAACGGAGTAAGTAATGGCATACATAGGAGTCAGTCCATCTAATGGAGTACGTAGGGTTCACACCTACACTGCCACAGCATCGCAGACCACATTTACTGGTGCAGGTGCAGAGGGTACATCTTTAAGTTACAAAGACAGTAACTACGTAGATGTGTATCAAAATGGTGTAAAGTTAGGTGATGCAGACTACACTGCAACAAGTGGTACATCAATCGTATTAGGCACAGGAGCTACTGCAAGTGACCTCGTGGTCATTGTGGTATTTGATGTGTTCTCGGTAGCAGACACTGTAAGTAAAGCAGATGGTGGTACGTTTGATGGTATAATAAGTACAAGCTCTGCAGGAACAAACAATTTAAGAATAGGTGCTAATGCAGGGGATGCCATAGCTAGTGGTGGTAGTTTTAACGTGGTTCTTGGAGATGAAGCAGGAACTGCAATAACTACTGCAAATAGCAATGTAGCAGTGGGTTATAATGCTTTAAAATCAAATGAAACTGGTTCGCACAATGTGGCGATTGGATTTGAAGCACTTGAAGCAAATACTGGAACTCAAAATACTGCTGTAGGACAAAAAGCATTAGAAGCAAATACTGCTGATAACAATACTGCTTTTGGATTTCAAGCAGGAAAAAGCATAACAACTGGAGGATTAAATACACTTATTGGTGCAAATGCAGGAGATGCTTTAACTGTAGGTCAACAAAATGTTGCTATTGGATTAAATGCTTTAACTGCTGATACAAAAGGTGAAAAAAGTGTAGCTATTGGTTATCAAGCATTATTAACACAAAATTTCACTACTGCTACTGATACTGGAAATGTGGCAATAGGTTTTGAAGCAGGAAAATCAGCAACAACTGCAACACATAATACACTACTTGGTTACCAATCAGGTGATGCACTTACTACACCATTTGGTAATGTGGCACTTGGTGACAGAACTTTAACCTCAGAAACTACAGGTCAAAGAAATACAGCAGTGGGTGCTACTGCATTATTTACACAAAACAACACAGGTGGTGAATTAGTATATAATACAGCAGTAGGTTATCAGACAGGTGTTAGCATTACAACAGGTGACAAAAACACCATAGTGGGTGCATTAGCAGGTGATGGTTTAACTACAGGTAACCAAAATGTTGCTGTGGGTTATAACGCATTAGGCACAGGAACAACTTATGATGGTAACACAGCTATAGGATATGAAGCATTAAAAGTTGCTGAGAATACAAGTGGTGCAGATGGAAATAATGTAGGTGTTGGAGCTAGTTCAGGGATTGCGTTAACATCAGGATTAAGAAATACTATAATTGGAGTATCTGCAGGTGCTAGTTTAACAACTGGCAATGATAATATTTGTATTGGCAAAGGTGCTGATGTAAGTGCAAATGGTGCAGCAAATCAAATAACAATAGGTAATGATATTGATGCAGGTGGAAATAATAACTTTTCATTTGGTAAAGCTAGTAATGTTGTAACAAATGATTTTGACACTGATGCTGCTTGGTCAAGAAGTTCTGACAGACGAAAGAAAAGAGAGATATATGACCAAGAATTAGGTTTAGCTTTTGTTAATGATTTAAGAACTGTAAACTTTAAATGGAAGCCAAGCAATGAGTTTCCTAAAGAATGGAATGATTACAGTGAAGAAAACAATATGGATACAGATGTTATCATGCATGGGTTTATAGCTCAAGAAGTTAAAGAAGCCTTAGATAAACATTCCTCAGAACGAGATTCTAACTTTAGTGGATGGAAAGAGGGTGAAGATGGAATGCAACATACATCAAGAGAGATGTTTGTAATACCTTTGATTAAAGCTGTTCAAGAATTATCTGCACAGGTGGATGCACTTAAAGAAGAAATTAAGGAGCTAAAGAATGAATAGAACAGATGAACAAAAAGCAATAGACTATACAAACATGGGTCATTCTGTAACTGTTATTACAAATCTTATTGCAGGAGATTCAAGTGTAATAGGTGATATGACTGAAGCTCGTAGAAAAGAAAAAGTGAAAAAGAACTATACATCATTAGAAGTTGTAAAGGCTTATGACGATTGGGGTGATGAAGACATGACTGCTGTTACAAATGCAATAACAGCAGGTAAAACCTTTGCAGGTTAAGGAGAAGATATGACAAGAGCAAGTGATACAGCAAGATTATTATCAGGTGGAGCAGTAATCAACGAAGATAGCAATGACGTAGACTTTAGAGTTGAGTCAAATGGCAATGCCAATATGTTGGTTGTTGATGCAGGTAATGATAGAGTTGGCATAGGTGAAGGCACACCTGATGTTCCTCTACATATTACTTATACAAAAGATGTTGCATACAGCATAGATAATTTCACTCAAGATGCTAACTGTGGTTTAAAAATTGAAAACACAAGCACAACTGATAATTCAATGTCAATTATACAATTTAGGACTGGCAATGGTGCAGATTTGTTTTTTGGTACTGAGCAAAAATCTGGAAATGATGGTGAATTTGTTTTTGGTATTCAAAATTCTACTGATTTAGAATTGATGCGTATGAAAGCTAATGGTAACGTGCTTATAGGTGGTACTAATGAACTTCCCGGAGTAAATAATACAGGTGAAGGTATGTCGCTTAGAGGAGCAAGTACTGCTAACTCATTAATCGTATCAAGAAATAGTGGTATATCAGGCTATTTTAATCGTAATGATAATGGGAGTGTATTATCTTTTCGTAGAAGTGGTACTGAAGAAGGCAATATTTCTGTAACTACTACATCTGCTTCATTTAACAGTGTATCAGACTACAGACTTAAAGAAAATGTAACTTATGATTTTGATGCTACAACAAGACTAAAACAATTAAAACCTGCAAGATTTAATTTTATAGTAGAACCAGATACTACAGTAGATGGTTTCTTGGCACATGAGGTGCAGTCAGTTGTTCCTCAAGCAATTACTGGCGAAAAAGATGCAGTAGATGATGATGGTAATCCAGTTTATCAAGGCATAGACCAAAGCAAACTTGTGCCTTTACTCGTAAAAACCATACAAGAATTAGAAGCTAGAATTACAGCACTAGAGAACGCATAATCATGGAAATTGACGCAATGCTATTTTGGAACATAATTCTGACTATGGTCGTTGTACCATTCGGTTGGGCATTTAACAAGATATGCACGAGTTGATGGATGCAATCAGAAGATTAGAAGATAAGTTAGACAAGATATTGATGGGAACTAAATAATGCAGATGGCACAACAAAACATATCTGATATTTTAAATGCTAAACAAGCATTCTTACGAGCTAAACAAGATGTAATTGTTCCTGAACAAAACATGAATATGAATGAAGGTGGTATGTATATGGGTCGTTTTGACCAAAGACAAGGCACTGAAGGTATAGGTTCTTTTGTACCACCCCCAAGACAATCTTTTCAAGAGGGTGGAACACCCACAGTAGCGTTACCTACTGTACAAAATCCAAGTGCTACATATGACCCTAATGCAACTATAGGTGATATATCTGCACAGATGGCAACTGCTCCTGCATTACCTGCAGGTGCTCAGATACAACCTGTGGGTACAACTCCTACAGCAGGACAACTTTTACCAACAGATATAGGTGTAACAGGTCAAGTTGCACTACCTGCGGCACAAGCAGGAACTGCAACTACACAGCAACAAAGCAAAGCTGATGCTCAACAATTACAAGCACAGGCTGTAACTCCACAGATACGAGAAGCATTACAAACAGTACAAGGTGCTCAAGTAACTGACCAAGAAAGACAAAGGTCACAAGTACAGGCACAGCAACAGACAACAACTTCTGTAGCAGATTTAACTGCAGCTCAAGGTGTTGCAACTCAGATGACAAACCCTATTCAAAGGGAAATACAAGCAGGTGAGTTAGTATCTCCTACAGCTAATGCAGAGAAAGCAAAGACATTTACGGAGCAAGTACAGGCAGCTACAGCGTCACCTACAGACAAAGCAACTGTAGCAGGACAACTTGCTACCTTAACTGCAGACTTTGATGCTACTAATCCACCTGCGTGGGCAGCAGGAGCAATCAGAGGTGTACAAGCAGTTATGCAACAAAGAGGCTTGGGTGCTTCTAGCATTGCAGGACAAGCTCTTATACAGGCAGCTATGGAATCAGCCTTACCTGTAGCACAAGCTGATGCAAGAACATTTGCTGCTTTTGAAACACAGAATTTATCTAACAGACAACAACGTGCTATGTTAGCGGCTCAACAAAGAGCACAGTTTATAGGACAAGAGTTTGACCAAGGCTTTCAAGCAAGAGTACAAAATGCCGCAAAGATAAGTGATATAGCTAATAGAAACTTTACTGCAGAGCAACAGGTAGGATTAGAGAACTCTCGTGCCGCTCAGACTATGAATCTAAACAATCTATCTAATAGACAGGCATTGGTAATGGCAAATGCTTCTGCTCTTGCAAGTTTAGACTCAGCAAACTTAAATGCTAGACAACAAGCCGCTGTACAAAATGCACAGTCATTCTTGCAAATGGATATGGCTAACCTGTCCAACAGACAACAAGCAGATATGTTTGGAGCACAGCAACAGATACAATCTTTATTCACTGACCAAGCTGCAGAGAATGCATCAAGACAGTTTAATGCTACTTCTCAGAACCAAGTAGACCAATTCTTTGCTAACTTAGCACAACAAGCTAATCAGTTTAATGCAACACAAATGAATGCACAGTCACAGTTTAATGCAGGTCAGGCTAATACAATAGAGAGATTCAATGCTGAGATTAATAATCAGCGTGACCAATTTAATGCACAGAATCAATTAGTTATTGCACAGGCAAATGCTAATTGGAGAAGACAGTTAGCAACTCAAGACACTGCCGCTATAAACAGAGCTAATGAATTGAATGCTCAGAATATATTAGGACTAAGTAATCAAGCCTATAACAATTTATGGCAGTATTATGGTGACACTATGGAGTGGGCATGGACATCTGCAGAGAATGAAAGAAGTCGTGTTATTGAACTTGCAAAGGCACAACTACAAGCTGACAGTTCTGCTAACATAACAAAGATGAAAAATGATTATGCCTCTTCATCTGCTTTTGGTGGATTGATTGGTAAGTTTGTAACAGGTTCAATGTTTGGTGGTGGAGGATTATTCGGATAATGGAAACAAACCCTTCTTTAAATATATATAGAAAATTATCTAAGATGCAAGTAGAGCCTATGCAAGAGCCTAAAGGGGGTCTACTATCTAAAACTATGTCTACTAAGGCTAAAAAATATAAGCCTAATGTAGATGTAACTATGCGTGTAGCAAGATATATACAAGATATTAAGGACTATAATAATGCGTGATGTTGACCAAATATCATTTAGTGCTCCTATTCCGGGGCAATCTCTTACACATGAGTTAAGAGCAAGACCTTGGCAAAACCCACCACAGTTTAGCACTGTAGAAGAATCTATGGATTGGTATCTAGATAGATTTGACAATCCTGAATTAGTGCAGGAACTATTGTCTATTATAGAATCAGGTATACCACTAAGCACAATAGCAAACTCAATGCAACTTGGTGCAGTATTACAAGGTGTGCATAGCATAGACGTAGGTGTATTAATTATGCCTATACTTATAGAGATAATGAAAACATTAGCAGAGAGAACAGACACTAAATATGTAATGGGTGATGAGCCTGAAGAATCAGATAGACCATCTGACGCTGTATTGGATTCTGCATTGAATAAGATTAAAGGTATGACAGTAGAAAATATGCCTGAAGAAGAGATGATGGAAGAAGAAGAGACACAAGAAGAGCCTATGGGTCTTATGGCGAGGAGAGCATAATGGGATTTAACTTTGGTGCATTTTTAGGTGGAGCAGCTTCACAGATAGTTGAAGATATTGATGAGCAAGAAAAAGAAGTAAAGCTCCGTACTAGAACTATACTTGATAGACAGGTAGCTGAAGCCGCAGAGAATAGAAAAAGGTTTCAAGATGATAAAGAAAAAGTAGAAAAGCAAATAAATTCTATAGCACAATTATTTGGTGAGGGTGATGCTTTTAGATTTAATAAAGCTAGAGCCATAGTTGCAGGTGGTGATGAACATTATAATACCATGTATAAAGAATTGTCTACACATAAAAGACTTGGTGGTAATATGGATGAGGCATACACATATACTGCAAAGAGTGCTGAAGAACAAGGTTTTGAGGGTGCAGCTGACGCAGCTAAAGGACTAGTTAAGCTAAGAACGATAGAAGCACCTGAGTTTACAGAGAGTGTAAGAAGTGAAGGTGCTAGGTTGTTTGGTATAGATGCAAAGAGTATGTATGAAAAAGCAAAAGCACAGTATGAACAGGCAGGACTATTGCCTAGCTCAAAAGAAGAGTTTAAGGATTCTGTAAAAAAGTATGGCACAGGCACTATAAACTTTCAAAACTTGAAAAAAGATAAAGAGAGTATAGATAAAATGTATGCTAACAATATGCAATCTATACTTGAGTTAGATAAAAATGACCCTAAATACAAAGAAAAGAGAGCTAAATTAGAAGCTGAACAAGAAGAGTTGACAAAAGCTGTAGCTAAAATGAACAATGTTAGTGCTTCAGTATTAGCTACAAAGCTAAGAGAAGAGGGTGATAAAGATACAGGTAAAACAACTAGTCAACACGCTAACTTATACTCTAAGGCTTTGTCGGAATTTAGACAAGGATTAGGTTATAGTAAAACTGATAAATCCATAACTAATGAAGAGGGTAAAGAACTTTATAATGAAGAGGCTACAGAATATTTTAACTCTAAAATAAAGGAGTGGAAACAAAACTATGTTAAAGGTATGGTTGATGGTAATGGTAATTTGATAGATGATACCTCTGACACTAAGTCATTCCTAAGTGCTTTTGGATTAAGTCAATATGTGGGTAAACCTCAAGAAGAAGGTGATACTAAACCTAAAAAGACTAAAGAACAAGCATTAGAAGAGCAAATAAAAATAGCTCAAGATTTGGGTAGTCCTGAGTCATCAATACAACAGTTACTAAAAGAAAACGAAAATGTTCCTGAAAAAAATAAGCAAAGATTATATCAAAGAATATTTGATATTGTAAAAAAGGCATACCCTGATAGTCAAAATATACAGGAGATAATAAACAAACAAATAGATATGTTTGAAGAGCAGAAAAAAGCTGATACATTTGTAAGAAACAAAGGTCAAGTAGATAAAACTAATGTATCAAAACCTGTAGGTACTTATCAAGGTCAACAAGTAGTTCAACGAGGAGATACTTTTATACTAGTTGGAAAAGATGGAACACAGATTAAAACTTTAAACCCTACAGAGATTAGCAATATAACTAAAAGTTAGGAAAAGAAGTGAAAGAGCCTGACAACATAAATCCTCTTTTTCAAGATTTATATGAAGAAAAAGAAATAGAAGAGCAAGAAGAAGAAAAACCTCAAGAAGTTAGTTCTTACTTCCAAGACTTGTATCAAGAAGAAGAAAAGGTAGAGGAAGAAGATAAGCCTGTTAAAGAAACAAATATACTTTTTCAAGACTTATATGAGGAAGAAGAAGAACCCACCTATAATTTAAATCCAGAATATGCAGAAGAAACAAAAGTAGATAGAGTAAAAACTCTAGATGAGTTCTCTAAAGATGAGAACTTCCTATCCACACTACGCTCATATGCCAAGAAAAGATTTGGTGACTCAGGTCTTCAAGAAGAAGGTGAGAGTAATAAAGACTATGTGCGTAGATTTATCACCCACTACAGACAATTTAGTTCTAATACATTAGACTTGGCTAGTCAGGTTGACTACATTCGTGGTGCGAATGAGCAAGACAAGGCAGAGTTTGGTGCATTATATAGAGATATACAAAGACTTCCTAACTTCTATGAAAAAGGTGGTGACAGAAGTCTTGGTGCATTAGCTGATTATGCACTCTCTTTCTTTGCTGACCCTCTTGTACTCTTTGGTTTTGGTGCAGGTAAGGCTGCCACAACAGGTGCAAGAAAAGCCGCCGAGCAATTATTCCTAGATTTAGGTAAAAAAGGTGCTATGAGAGAGGCAAGTAAATTAGGTTTTAAGGCTGTTAGAAAGCCATTAATAGCAGAGGCAGGGGTAGAAGGCTTACGTGCAGGTTATGAGACTCAGGCAGAGTCAGAGCTTGAAGAAGCGGCAGAATTAAGAAAAGAAGATGCATCTATAGGTGAAATTTTAACAGGTGCAACTATAGGTGCAGGTCTTGTTGGTGCTATTGGTTTACCTTTTGCAGGTAGACTAGGCAAGAGTGCTGTAAAAAAAGTTATTGATGATGATGCTAAAGATATAATAGAAGGAATCGAAAAGTCAGAAGCAGGTAAAACTGTATTTGCAGGTAAGTTTAGCGTTAATGCTGATGATATATCTTTTGACCCTGTAGAGGGTAGAACTATACTAGATAATATAGACCCTAATTTAGACCTATCTAATCTAGATTTATTGGATAAGAAAGCCAAGAAAGATGTAATCCATAGAGTTGGTAAGTTTGCTACAGAAGTTGTAGAAGACATGATGAAAGACCCCAAGGGTAGATTTGATGACTTCTTAGCAGAGTATAGGTCAGGAGAAAAGACTGCATCAGAAGCCATAGGAAATATATTAAATAGGCTAGAAGACTTTAAAGACATAGATGCAGATATTTTAGATGGTGCTATAGCAAGAGCAGGTTTATCTCAAGAGCAGTTTGCTAAGATTACTTTCACATCTTTTAGTGAAGCAGGTAGTATGCTAAGTGCAGCTAGTCCTATAGGTAAGTTACTAAAAGGGTACAAAGATGCTGACCCTGAGATAAAGAAGTTGTATGAAAACACTTTTGGTAAAGAAGGTGATTCTTACACAGGAAAGTTTGGAGAGGTTATGCATCGTCTTGATAGAGAAAGACGAGCACTCATGGTTACACAAGTATCTACGACTGTTCGTAACGTAGCTACAGGTGTGGTAAGACTAGGTTTTGATACAGGCTATAACATAATGGAATCAACTCTGTACCATGCAGGTAGAGCTTTTGATTCTTTGATTAGTGGAAGAGCTGCACAAGACATAGAATCAGGTAAGTTTACTCAAGGTCTAAGAGATATAGCTAGAGATAGCTTTGGCTTACTATCTTTTACATTAGATAGGTTTGACCAAACAGGTGACCTAGTACAGGGTATGCTACAATATAATCCCCAACTCTTAAAAGTATTAAATAGAACAACAGGTGAGGTGTCAGGAACTGAAACCTTATCTAAGTTTACTATGGGTATGAATAAACTTAATATAATGCAAGATACATTTTTTAGAAAAGGTGTATTCACTGCATCAGTAGATAAAAAACTAAGAAGAATGGGTTTGAGTCTACAAGAAGTTTTAGAAAAGAATATGGTATTGCCAACTAAACTTTTAAGTGATGCAGTAGAAGACTCAGTAGCATTTACATTCTCTCGTATGCCTAAAGAAAACTCTAAGAAATATGTAGGTGATAGTTTAGCACATACCTTTATAAAGTTTAATGAGAAGCTAGGACCTTTGCCCGGACTTGTTGGTGTACCTGTAGGTACAGGTGCATTTCCTTTTGCTAGGTTTATGGCAAATGCTATGCAGTTTCAGTTTCAGTATAGTCCTCTCAGCTTCGTAGGAGCTACGTTTAATAGTGCAGGTGGTGCATTAAAGTATATGAAAGCTGCTATGGGAGATATGACAGATGCTCAGAGAAAACAATTACTGCAGGGTGGTAAGGCAAACATAGATAAAGCAAGAGAACAGTTTGCTAAAGGTTTAGTTGGTTATGGTGCTTTGATGACAGCTATAAATCACAGAGCTAATAATCAAGATGTTAGATGGTATGAAGGTAAGACTGAAGATGGTAGAACAACAGACCTAAGACCTTTCTTCCCACTTGCTCCATATCTAGTTGTAGCTGATTTGATTGTTAAGTGGGATAACAACGAACTAGACAAGATAGATGCTAAGAAAGTATTAGAAGGATTAACAGGCACTCAATTTAGAACAGGTGCAAGTTCTTATATGATAGACTCATTTTTTAGAAATCTAAGAAGTCCTTCAGGACTAACTGATATATCAGGTGAAAAGTTATCAGAGTATGTTGGTGGATATGTAGGTGAGCTTGTAGGTGGTGCATTAACTCCGGGTAGAGTTGTAAGAGATGTTGTGGCTGCCTTTGATGAAGAGGAAGCAAGACTAAAAGACTTCAATAAGATTGAAGGCACAGGAGCTGCTGAGAGAGGTCTTAGTAAATTTAGTAACACCATAGCACGTAACCTACCTTTTATGTCTAAGTATGGTGGTTATGATGAGCTACAAAGTCCTACAAGAGAGGGTGCTATAATAAGACAAGACCCTATAGGAACTCAGTTGACAGGTATACGAAAAGAGCAGAGAAGAACTCCTATAGAAGAGGAGTTAATTAATCTTGGTCTTGAAAATTATATGGTAGTTCCTTCATCAGGTGATAAAGAAGCTGATTTCTTTGTTAAGAAGTACATGGGTAAATATGTGCAAGATGAAGTGTCTAAACTTATAGAGACAGATAGATATAAAAATGCTAGTGATATAAAGAAAAGAGTTATGATGAAAAGAAGACTCGCTAGATTTAGAAAGATATCCAAGAGGATAGGTGAGATAGAGGCTAGAAAAGAGGCGAGAGATGAGGGTAAAGCATTCACTGCTTTTGATAGAGCACAGTTCTTAAGAATAGGAAGTGAGAAACGTAAACTAGCAGATGAATACTACATGGAAAGATATGGAATGACTGTCATGGAAATGCAAGAAGCAGAGCCTGAAGTAAATCACCTAAGAAGAGGTAAAAGAATGGGTCAAATACTCGCTAGAAGAGGCTAACGACTATCTCCTGACCCTTGTAATGTTCCTCGTGTCTTCCTGTCATTAA